CGAGCATATTAGGAGTTTAAATTGAAACTCCATCATTATAACGAAGCCTACGCACATATGGTCAGACGAGCAAAGTTTGCTAACGGCACACCTAAACCTTTACCAAAACCTGAACGAAGTTTTCAAGACAAACTAAAAACTTTAAAAAATGTTTCACAAGGCATAAGCCCTGAATCCAGAATCCGGTTGCTAGATTATTTTATCCAAGAAGCTTTGACCAAGGGACAACTAACCGAGCAACAAGCATCAGGAATCTATAACCAACTTCAGTTAGATAAAGATAAAATTAGAAAACAAATAGATGATTTTGAAAGAGGTAATTTTCAATTTGGTGGTGGTGCAGATGCACAAAGAATGGGAACAGAAGCCTCTCGAAAGTATTTTAAAGAAAGAAAAGTAGATAAACCTACCCCTGTATTTGAAGGACCTGCAGGTGGTGCAAAATTAACTGATGTGAAATTTGCAAATAAAACACAAGAAGCAGAATATATAAAACTTTTAAAAGATAGATTTAAATTTCCTAAAGGATCTAAAGAGGCAAAAAAAATTGCTACGAATGCAGATTTAGCTAAACAGTTTGGCATAACACTAAACAACGTTGAGCGTGTAAACAGAGCTTTAATAAATAAGCTAAACTTAAATTACCCTGCTCAAACTTATGAAGGTTTAGAAAAGATACAACGAGAGCGGGACAAGGTTAGAAAAGAAAATATTAAAAAAACTTCTTCTGGTGCTGTAGAATCAAAAATTAAAAGAGATATTAAAAAAATTAATCCCACCGCTTTAGCTAACGATGTAGATATAGCTCACAGAGCTTCACTAAAAGCTAATGCTAATTTAGGTGCAAATTATTTAACAACATCTTTGGGTATTGACGCTAAAATAGTTAATCAGTCTATAATAAAACCAATAGAACAAAAACTAGGAACTCTTTATGAAAATCAAAAAAAATTAATTAAAGGTTTAAAACCAGGTCAAGTTCCTAAAGATATTCAAAAACAATTAGAAAAAATAAATATAAAAATTTCAGAGTTAGCTGATAGAACTAATGGAGTTTTACAGGGTGTATTAGTTGATGAAAAAACTTTAAAACCTAAAATTTATGGCGTAGACTATTCTAAAGTTTTAGGTTTTGGACTTGTTGATAAACCTGTATCAGAACTAACACAAGCTGACAGAGACCTTATAAAATTAAATATATCAGAACAAATAAAAGCAGCTAAAAAACCTGACATAAAATCAAAGTTATTAAAAGGAGTCGGAACGGGTGCTAGAACAGTAGGTAAAGTTATTAAACCTTTAGGTTATCTTTTAGGCCCTGCAGCTGTTTTACAATCAAGAGCAAAAGCAGATGACATGGGTATAGAATTATCTTTTGCAGATCAAGCTAAAGCTTTTGATGCAGGAGATCCCGATGTGGCTATAGATAGTTACAAACGAAGAACTGACCCAGATTATGCTGCACAAGAGCGAGCAAAAGATCTAGCACAAATGACAGACGATTTTGAAGAAGTAGGACAATCAACTTTTGGAAAATTTAATGACCAGATTAAAAACATCAAGCTACCCTAAAACTCACCTGTTACCACCTAAATCAGGGCCAACACCACAGGGGTTGAATATTAATTATAATACTGTTAAAACAGTTAAATTGGAGAAAATAAATGGCAGACAAAATAGACAAGTCCCTGACTCAAGGTCCAAGGGGTAGTGTTACAATTCCTGGCGAAGAAGAGCTAACAGAAAAAATTCAAGAAGTTGCTATTGAAGAGCAACAACAAAAAGGTCCAGTTGAAATAGAAGAAGCAGAAGACGGATCAGTAACAGTTGACTTTGATCCAAACGCAGCATCACCAGAAGGTGGTGATGAACATTACGCAAATTTAGCAGAATTTTTAACAGATGAAATTTTAGGAGAGTTAGGTTCTACCTTGACACAGAACTATAACGACTATAATGCTTCTAGAAAAGATTGGGAACAATCTTACGCAAAAGGTTTAGACCTGTTAGGATTTAAATATGACATGCGAACGGAACCATTTCAAGGTGCCTCGGGGGCGACTCATCCGGTTTTGGCTGAAGCTGTTACACAGTTTCAGGCTCTCGCTTATAAAGAGCTACTCCCGGCTAATGGACCAGTCAGAACGCAAGTAGTTGGTGCGCCTTCTCCAGAAAAAGCGCAACAAGCAGAGCGTGTTAAAAATTACATGAATTACGAGCTCATGGAAAAAATGAAAGACTATGAGCCCGACTTTGATCAAATGCTTTTCTACCTTCCTCTGGCAGGTTCAGCGTTTAAAAAAGTTTATTACGATGAACTTGAAGGAAGAGCTGTATCAAAGTTTGTTCCGGCAGATGATTTGATTGTCCCTTATTCGGCTACCTCATTAGACGATGCGGAGGCAGTCATTCACCGGATTAAAGTTTCTAAAAACGATTTACGAAAACAACAAGTTGCAGGTTTTTATTTAGATGTAGAATTAGGTACACCTGGTTATCAAGAAAACGATTTAGAAAAAAAAGAAAGAGAATTAGAAGGCACTAAAAAAACTAACGATGAAGATATTTATACTTTGTTAGAGTGTCATGTTAATTTAGATTTAGAAGGTTTTGAACATACTGATGATCAAGGTCAACCATCAGGAATAAAAATTCCATACATAGTAACTGTAGAATTAGCTACAAGACAAGTTTTAGCTATTAGAAGAAATTACGAAATTGGAGATCCGAAGAAAACAAAGATCCCTTATTTTACCCACTTTAAATTTTTACCTGGGTTAGGTTTCTATGGCTTCGGTCTCATCCATATGATTGGTGGTCTGTCTAGAACTGCAACTGCAGCTCTTCGTCAATTATTGGATGCGGGTACGCTCTCCAACCTACCCGCAGGATTTAAAATGCGTGGCATTAGAATTAGAGATGACGCGCAGTCTATACAACCTGGTGAGTTTAGAGATGTAGATGCACCGGGTGGTAATTTAAAAGATTCATTTATGATGTTGCCATTTAAAGAACCATCAGCAACATTATTAAATTTAATGGGTATCGTTGTACAAGCAGGTCAAAGATTTGCATCGATCGCTGATTTACAAGTAGGTGATGGTAATCAAGGTGCAGCTGTTGGAACAACTGTTGCTCTTCTTGAAAGAGGAAGCCGAACTATGTCAGCTATACATAAAAGAATTTACTCTGCTCTTAAACAAGAATTCAAATTATTAGCAAGAGTATTCAAGTTATATCTACCACCAGAATATCCATATGACGTAGTTGGGGGTCAAAGATTAATCAAGCAACAAGACTTTGATGATCGGGTAGATATTGTGCCAGTTGCTGATCCCAACATTTTCTCACAAACACAGCGTATCTCTCTCGCGCAAACAGAGTTGCAACTGGCAACCTCTAATCCACAGATACACAATCTGTATCAAGCGTATAGAAATATGTACGAAGCTTTAGGTGTAAAAGATATTGATCAATTATTATTAAAACCAGAGCAACCACAACCTATGGATCCTGCGTTAGAAAATATTATGGCTTTAGCAGGTAAACCTTTTCAAGCTTTTCCTGGTCAAGATCACAGAGCACACATTACATCTCATTTAAATTTTATGGCAACCAACATCGCTAAAAATAATCCGATGGTAACAGCTGCTATGGAAAAAAATATTATGGAGCACATAAGTTTGATGGCACAAGAACAAATTGAATTAGAATTTGCACAAGAGATTCCACAACTAGCACAGCTACAACAGATGGCAGCACAGAATCCACAAGCTGCACAACAGCTAAAAGCTGCAACTCAAAAATTAGAAGCAAGAAAAGCTGTACTGATTGCTGAAATGATGGAAGAATTTTTAAAAGAAGAAAGAGAAGTTACTTCAGGTTTTGGAAATGATCCAATCGCGAAGTTAAGAGCAAGAGAATTAGACTTAAGAGCTATGGATAACGAACGAAAAAGAGTTGAAGGTGAAGAAAAAATCAACCTTGATCGTATGAAAGCTATGATGAACCAACAAGATAAACAAGATAAGTTGGAACAGAATGAAAAATTAGCTAAATTAAGATCTAATACATCAATCGAAAAAACAATTTTGAGTAAATCTATCCCAAATGTGGATAAAATGATGCCAAATATTGAAATTGAAAAATATGAAGGAGAAAATCGATGAAGAAAATGAAGATGAAGATGAAAAAAAAGAAAAAATCTTTCCCTGATGTGTCTGGTGATGGTAAAATTACTAAAAAAGACATTTTAATGGCTAGAGGAGTGATACCTAAACCTAAAAACGGAATGAAGAAGAAAAGAAAATGACAAAAGGTCAAAAAAAGGTTAAAAAGGTTATGCGAGAGTTTAAAAAAGGAACTCTCAAAATTGGTGGCTCTGATAAAAAAGTAAAAAGTCGTAAACAAGCGATTGCAATAGCTTTAAACAGAGCTGGTATAAGTAAAAATAGGAGGACAAATGGCAAAAAAAGACGATAAGTTTTTTACAGAGTCAGTCGATATAAGCATTCCATCTCAAAACATTGAGTTGGACCCTAGATCTGTAACTACTGCAAATGGTATGCCAAGAAACTACATACCAACTGGAGATGAAACAGAAGTAAGAGGCACAAAAAGAATGCTTAAGGACAAAAAGAAAACAGCTAAGTGGTACTAAGATGTGGTTTCAGGCAATTAAGTTAGCCGTCTCTGCTGGTAGTAAAATTTATGCTAATAAGCAAAAGGCAAAAATGGCTATGTCAGATGCACAGCTATTGCATGCTGAAAGACAAGCCCGTGGTGAGGAAGCTTACCAGGGGAAATTATTAGAAGCTCGTCAATCAGACTGGAAAGACGAAGCCGTCCTTATAATTTTAAGTATGCCCGTGTTGGTGTTGGCTTGGGCAGTCGTCTCGGACGATCCATCTGCGATGGACAAAGTAAAATTGTTCTTCGAGATGTTCTCACAGCTCCCGTCATGGTTCACCAATTTGTGGATCCTTGTCGTGGCGTCAATATATGGTATAAAGGGTACACAAATTTTTAGGAACGGAGGAAAAAAATAATGCCTAATAAACGATTCAATAAACAGGTCCCTGGTTTTG